GAGTGCATCCCCTGTCAGACCCTTCCTGTATAATTCTCTATATATAATGATGGTCTTATCATCGGGGTCTATAGCAGCCCATAGACAACAACTTTCTGCAGCATAACCATAGTCTAATCCTTTTAATCTCTCCCACCAAGAAGGTATTTCAAAAGGTGCTATAATATGTGTATCTGGAGAAAATTCAGCAAACGCTGCTCCTTCTGCCACATCCCAGTTTCCTTCTAACAGTTGCTTTCTTTGAACTGCTGGTAAGGATTCTAGCATCCTTTCGTATTCACCATCTTCGGCAAGATACGGATTATCCTGCAATAATGCTGGAATAAATTTCCTTGTTAAACCATCTGAACCTATAAAAGTTTTATTATGTTCAGATGCTTCTACATACCTTTTCTTAACCCATTGTGCACCTACACCACCGGGGTTAGCTGTACATCTTAGATAAGTTTGTATTTCTGGATTTGTAGTTCTTAACCTTGAAGCTAAGTAGTTCCATCCAAACTCTGTAGGTAAGTGAGTAATCTCATCAAAACCTATCCAACTGTACGCTTGTCCTTGATAACGATAAACATCTGCATCTCGTTCCAAGAACCCAAATTCTATTTTAGCTCCACTTGGGAATTGCCAAAGCTTTTCTACTTCCCTAAACTTAGCACCTTTAAATGCTTTAGGGTAGAGTTCACGAGACTTATCTATAAGTTCTCTTAACTCAGGCATAGACCTTCTTAATATTAGAGCTCTATGTTCTGCGTAATGACAATATCGCAATGGGTCAATTAACATTGCAAAACTTTTGCCACCACCTGCTGCTCCTCCGTAGAGTACATCTTTTTCACCAGCAGCTAAAAAATCTGTTTGGGGACCTTCGTTGGGCATAAATGCCACATACTCCCCAGTTTCATTCAAGTGTTCTTGTATAGCATCCGGTAACTCTGTAGTTTCCGATTTCGTTAGAACATTAGAAGTAAGAACCTTTTCTTCTTTCTTTACTTCTTTCTTTATCTTTGTTAAACTTCTAGTTAATTTCTTAACCTTCTTGTTCTTTTTATCTAATTTACTTTTAGCTCTTAAAGCTAATTGTATATCAGACAATTCGCTATTCTTTGGTCTCCCGGGCTTTTTTCTCGGAGTACCATCTTTATTTAGTATATACTCTCCTTTAGAGTTTGTCAAGTACTTTGTTGATTTTTTTTCATTATCTGGCATACTTTTTATCTACAATCTTTTTTAATCCGGGTCTTGACATTCTTCTACCAGTCTCTGCTTCTAACCAATCTACACCCACTCCTAAACTTATTTCTTTATGAAAAACAGCTTCTGATACTTCTCTTAATACAGTAAGTTCTTCATGTATAGGTTTTAAGTAACCCTCAAAATCATCTGCTATCTCATAACCAAAAGGTATTGTAGATGATGTTCTTCTAATATAATCTATTGGTATTTCCATATCTATTCCTTAAAAGCTGGGCTTCTTAGAACGAGGTGAATGAATGTGTCCTAAGAAGCCTCTTACGCATCCTCAACCTTATCGGTATCGGTAGTTTGTTTACTATACTTTCCTTGTTTAAAAATCCTATCATATTCATCATAGTATTTTTCTGAGTTTACATTAAATCTGGGTGCAGCTCCTTTACCTCCATGCGATGCAGGTGAATATAACCTTCCCTTATTCTTCTTACTAGACAAAAGGACAGGCTTTTCATTGCTTCCTAGTGACTTGTTTGGCATGTTACTTCTTCTTCTTAGTAGTTTTTTTAGGTGCTGGTACTAAGTTATTAAACCAATCGACTGCTACTTGCATCCATTCTGGCTTAACCTTATATACAAAACCACCTATTACTATTAGAGCTATAACAACTCCTATAATACTTTCCATTTCTTACTCCTTTTATTTTATATTACAAAGTTTTAAAATCTTTGGCAATCTACCTGACTTCATTAATATATGAAATCTATCTAAGAATCTGGATATCATAAGTACAAAGCACCTATTAAATAACCACACAAAAAGAAAGCAGCAGCCCACCCGGGATATTCTTTACAAAACTCCCAAACCTCAATCCAATAGTTCTTCATAATCGCCTTCTATATCTATAGGATTTTTATCGGGCATTAAAAAGATACCACCGGTATTGACATTATGATTTACATCTACTTTATCAATCTTCCCTACACCTACTCTATCTAGTAGAGTTTGAGCAGCAGTTAATTTATTATTAGCTTGAGGGATGGGTTTGTTAGATTCCATTATCTCAACTAGCTTAAAAGCTGCTTTAGGTGCAGAGTTTGCTAATACTTCCTGAGTTAATTCAAGTATCTCAGACTTTAAAGTCTTTACAACATGATGATAATGAGAAGTATATCCTGCTAGTTCAGCAGCCTTCTTAGCATCTCCATGTGTTTCCACAAGGTTATCTAAGAACGACTGTTGCTTATCAGTTAGTTCTCTTCTTTTATTATCTTTATTTATACTTGGAAGTATTGCCATGTTATAAGTATATAGTTGTATACTAGATTTGTCAAGTATTTTATAATAAACTTAAATAAGTATTGACAAAATAGGATATAGTATGTATAATAACATAGTGCCCTCCCGGGTACATATATAGCCTCAAGCTATGCTCCTATTTCCATACTTCGGAAAACCATCAAGTAAACCTTAAAAAATATAAATCCTGATAGTCGGGATGTAAACTAGTTGTTAAATCTAGTTAATGGTAGATTTGTAGAATTTTGTATGAGTATTAGATGTATATATAGGGTGGAGGGCATGGGAGCCTGCCTGCCCCTTCTATAGACTTCAAAGATTCCAAAGATATGAAAGATTTATTAGTTCTAATAAGTGTCTGCTTCCTCAAGACTATCACATTATTCTAGTTTACAAAGCCATTAAAGTTTTCAAGTGTGTATTTAGAACTAATAAATCCCAGACTCGAAAGCCTAAAAGCAACTTTAAAAGCTTTGCAGGCATAAAAAACATTTCTCTATCTGAGTCAAGAAAGAAATTGAAAGCTTGTAAGATAAAAGAACATTACATTAGCTTGTATGTCTAAAAAAATGTTTTTTCTTGGCTACTGATGGGCGACACCCTATATTCTCTAACCCAAATGCCAATTCAATCCCCTTAACATTGGCAAGAACTATAATGCCCACAACAAAGCTTCCGATGATGCACGATTCACTTGCTAAGACAAGTCGAGAACTCGAATACATCAAACGCATTTCCTCATGTTATATTCTCCTTAGGCATCATGAATCGCTTAATCCTCTTGAATGTTGAAGCTTCTAGAACATTCATTCCAGCAAGCTTACTCCCTCATTACTCCAGATGACTTCCTTCCCAACTACTAGCGTTTAGCTCTCCCAACCTCAAAGGCACCCGAAACCTGATTGAACTTACAAGAGCCCCCTTGTATCTCGTAAGTTATAGTGTCTATAGTTCCCCATAACAAAACTAAAATAATTCTATTTTTCTATAAGAACAAGGTAGTCTAAAGTTTGCTCGTGCCTCACAAAACCTTGCACTTCTAGAAGAAATGAATTATAATTATTTTATTATGACAAACTATATACACTTAACTTTCGGAAACAAAGAAACTCTTGAGTTTCAATCGATTTCGGATGCCTCTAAGGTCGCCAGAGCTAACGCTAGTGTCGGCAATAAAGTCATCGGAATAATGGGAACTAACCTTCCCGAAATAAACGCCCTAGAAGCTTACATTCAAGGGATTAACCAATCCATAACACCTAAGGAGGTATAACATGGAAAATACATTTAATATAAACGACTTCTCGAAAGAGGAGCAAGCAAATCCTGCAACATTCTCGCAATGTCGTGGGCTCTCTTTAAAGTTTGCCAATAACAAGGGCAAGATGAACTGGCAACTCCAGAAGAGAATATTAGGCTGTCTTTTTGGCAACGCCAAGAAAAACCAGCTTACTTTTGCACAAGCTAATGCAATGTTCAATAAGAACAAGCTTCCAGCTAAATATATGACTCAGATAGAGAAATATATCTCTGAAAAGCAAAGCTAGGCTTTAAAAGCTCTCAGGCTTTCGAGTCTGGGAGCTTTTTTTTAAATCTCATTTCGCATTCTATAACTGTGCTTTGAAGTTCGCATTTTAGCAATATTCTAGAAAATATTTCATATCTTTTCCTTTTTATTTAAACTTTTTGAGGGACTTGGAATCTTCTCAGAACTTTAAGGGGGCATGCAGAAGTTAGAATTAACTAGATAGATTTAATTAATTAATGTTAG